TGAAACGCCGCCAATTCTTAAAATCCCTAGGCTTTGGACTTCTCGCACCGGTCACGGTAGCCAAAGCGTTTCAAAATCCCCAGGCTTTGCATAGTATTACCTGGACACCTGGGGAAGACGCTTGGGACTCACCAGAGCCAATGTATTTCAGGGGAACAGAGATAATCCCGGATGATGATCCCCGGAGACTTATATGGTCACATGTAGGAGACCCAGACAAGTTTCCCGCGAACGATACAGATATTATCGTGAGTGACGAGTACGCAAATCTATTTAAACAACCAACATAAAGGAGCAGCACATGAGACAGGGAATCGATACAGCACATAAGACAGATGAAAAGGGAATGCCTACAGGTGGACGGTCAGTAACTAATGGCGCCGTTGTCAATTGGCAGGATGGTCCACTTGGAAGAGGCGACGACCGTATTGAGCCAAATGGCGCCTTTGTCGAGGATATTATCGACATCGCTAGGGATCGGATACAGTTCTACCAGGATTCACCCTTTAAATGCCGAGAGAATGCAATTGCCATTACAAAACTTGAAGAGGCAATGCAGTGGCTAAACTGGCGCACAGCTGACAGGGAAGCCCGGCAGGTCGAAGGAACCCACAATAAGTAGCACAACACCAAGGAGCGAAGTATGAACCCAGGAACAATAGACTTTAACCGCAAGAAGATCGTTGAGAGTGTGGCCATCGCACCAGATAAGAAGGTAGAAATCGTCCTCTCAGGCGAGTTTAGCGCCTGGTACGCCGAGAAGATAGTCCCCCTTGGCTACGACGAGGATCCTCTTTCACCGAAGAATTACTATGACTTCATGGTTATGTATGCCGATGAGGTAGAGCCGGACGACAATGGCGTGTTACCAGTCAAATATATGCACGATCTCCACCCGGACCGATTCAGGCTTGTACAGCAAGGAAACGTAACTGTCTGGGTAGATATAAAGAGCGGTGCTACCGTAGCAGAGCGCGTCGTCACTCTCCAGGGGAAAGCTCGCAGAATGATGGAGGCCCACTATGGACACGCCTGACTTTAGCAAACCGTATATCATGGGAGAGGGCTGGACGCCGCCAGCACCATCTCTCATCCAGATTATCAATGAGGTACAGAAATTCACTGTATCCAGAGGCGAGAAGCCCGCAGCTATCATCATGGGGCTGCCGATGTATGAAACCTGTCAAGAAGACGCTGACCTAGCGCACGGGTATATTTCAGCCCTTCCACCCATGCTCATAGGCGTCCCCATCCTAGTCCGGCATGATGTTACTCCAACAGGAGTATTCTTAGTCAAGCAGGCTGATATCGGTGATTTAATCCACAGTATAGTCTCTAAGGACCAAGCGGACCTGACAGTAGAGCAGGATGACGCTGTTAAGGCATTGATTAACAAGTACACCATGGAGGCGGCAAAGCCGTTTCGTGGCTAATGGCCCTAGTCTTCAGTATAGACCGATACAACCGCATAGGATTTAACTGTGCAGTCATGGACGGGATTATAGACAAGTATGAGAAGATGTTCGGGGAGAGACCACTTATGATCACCCTAGCCCCGGAGTCACTACTTGAGCTGAAGGACGAACTTGGGCTGGAGATGAAGATCACATCCCAGGATGAATACCAGGGGATTGTGATGATTGCCGATACTGATATGGCCCTCGATAAGATCACTCTTGGGGCATCTGCGTGAGTAAACTCCAGGAGTTGATAGCACTTATGAGGAAACTTATTACCGACAAATGGAGCGGAGACCTTACTATTTCCTTTCACAAGGGCAATCTAGCGAATAAATTTAGGCGTACCGAAACTGATTACTTCCATAAGGAATGATAATGTTTTAACCCTCTCACATAAAATTTAAGCAGGACCACCGGAGAAACCGATTGCCCGCGACATGATATAGTCATGTTCGTGGGTTTTTTTGTTTGTGGGACTGCAACCAGCGTCGAAAGACCAACTGAAAAGAGGAAGAGAATGACGGAGCCGAGAACGAGAACACCAGAAGAGATAGCAGCTAACCCATTAGGCGGAACACCCGACCTGGATTCAGCACTTGACGCTATCGCACCAAAACCCCAGGAAGAGAAACCCCTGGATACAGATAGCGCGTCTACCGTGACTATGGAAGAGCATGGACAGATTTTCAACAAGAAGGAAGATATTGCAGCTGCCCAGAAACTTCAGCGCCCAGAGCCTCAAGACGAGGCCGATGAAATGCTGCCAGACTTGAGAGAAGACTTGAGCCGCCGCGTATCCAGGGGAACCCCTGTATCGTATTCAGATACGGTCAACCCACTTTACTTAATCTCATCCAATGATCGAGTGACCATCATGGCCATGAGCGTCGGCGGTGACAATAGTATGCTTATCACCCGCGCCCCAGAGGGTGTAGCGCAAACCTTTCTGCCGAACATGAAGTTTGGCTCCTGTTATGATGCTAAGGGACAGCTTGACGGCACCCATGAGCTCTATCCAGCAGGGAACCAGAAGCCTATGCACCTGGGAGATCCAGAAGTGCGTAGGATGGGAGCACCACGGCCAGGTCATAGAATTACCGGTTGAGGTGAATTATGGAAAATAAACCAGTAGAAATCGAATTTCCCCCAGAAGTGCTTGCCGAAGCGAGAGCCGAGGACATAGCAGTGCTGGACGGGAGTTATGAGCCACCAGAGGACGGAGACAAGTCGGAAACAGGTGATAAATCCAAGTCTAAAGAGACTAAGGACGAAGACCCTGCCAAGACCACTGAGGACGACGACGGTGATAAAGGCGGCGATAAGGATGGTGAGAAACCACCCGTTGACGCGCTGCTTGAGGGTATCCATCTGGAAGAGTTTAAGAAGGATGGGAAACCTCTATATGTTACGGATAAAGAGGGAAAACGGCTTGATCTAAAGACCGTTATTGAAGATCACCTGAACAACTTGAATTGGAAGAAATCCAATACCGAGAAGAACCAGGCTCTTAGTCAGCGAGAGAAAGAACTAACGGACCGCATCGGGAAGTATGATGTAGAGTCTATCGTTTCAGCTCTTCAGGACGACAATGGCGCGTTGATGACTCAACTGGACGAATGGTTTACGCCAGAAGGTGAAGACCCCAACCCCGCCAACAACCCCTTCCGCAGCATTACCGGTGCGATGGCTGAGCAATCCACAGCGGATAAGGCCAAAGCTGAAAAAGACAGTCAAGCTCGTAACGAGGCAGCCGAAATCGCAGTAGCGGAAGAGTATGCAGAGCTTGAAAAACTCGATCCAAAGTACAAGGAAACTGGCGAACGTGATGAGCTCATGCGTCTCGCTCTTGCCCCCAAAACTTTACTTGAAGCACACCAATTGCGTGACGCCGAAGGTCTTGCCGCCCAGGTGAAAAAGATAACCTCAGAGCTGAAAGCCCGTAACAAGGCCTACGACGATCTGGTAGCCCAAAAGGGCCCAGCCGAAGCAGGACTTGGTGATGGTCTTGACGCAAAAGGGGCTCGCACTTCAAGCAATGAGACAGGGGAAGTTAAGAGCTGGGACGATCAGATGGCCAAAGCGAAAGCCCACTTCCTTAATTAATGAGGTGATGTAATGGGTGCACGTAGTGTAACTACTGTAATGTCCGACCTTAGTATCTCAACAAGAGATTACATCCTACCTGGTATAGTATATCAGATCATTGAGTCAAACTATCTGGCCAAGCGCCTCTTGGGTAAATCCGAGGGTGTTGGCGGTGGTGATCGTATCCGCGTTGACCTTGAAGTTAGCAAAGAGACAATCAATTGGCTGAGTGAGTGGGATAAGGTAACTTATGCTCCAACAGAGATTCTTGACGTAGCTTACTATGACTGGAAATGGCTTAACGGCTCTATTGTCCTGTCTGAGAAGCAAGTCCGTGTTCAAAACACTAGCAAAGAAGCCCTGTTTAATATTGTAAAAACCAAAGCGAAAAACCTTTCTCGTACATTCAAGCAGGGTTTTGGCGAACTATTGTTCAAGAATGCCGCAGCTGGGACCAACGAACCAGCCACATTGTATGACATTATCGTGAACAATACTGGAACATTGGCCGGAATCGATCCCACCGTAGATACATACTGGAAAGCTAAGAAAATGGCTATCTCCAGCGTTACCTACGATCAGTGGATGGATCCAGCTCAGGTGTACTACGTTGAAGCAGTGATGCGAGCGATGTACGGCGCCCTGACCAACGATTCAGAGCACCCAACGCTTATTGTTACCACCCAGGCCATCTTTGATGACTACGAAATGATCCTCCACACCCAGAACCGTTACGCCTCAAGCGCATCGGTTGACGGCGCTTTCGAGCGGCTTAAATTCCGTGGAGCTCAGATGGTTGTCGATAGTAATGTCCCGGCTGGGCACATGTACTTCCTGAATGAGAACTATCTCATGTTCAAGCACTCAAGCGAGATCAATTTCGATATGGGCGCCTTTGAGATGGTTAAGACCGGACAACACGCCTTCGCCTCAGAGCTTGATTGGTGGGGCGCTTTTGTATGTACGAACCGTGCATACCAGGGTGTTGTTACCGGTATTCCAGTAACTACAATTTCAATAACCCCATAAGGAGGTGAATAATGTTTACCCCTATTCAAAACCGTGATAAATCTGGTTTGACCTTCTCAGCCCTTCCAAACACCACTGGCATTACCCTGTACAACGGGACTGGCGCAGCCATTGTCAAAGGTGATGTGATGGTCATTTCATATTCTACTGACGCAGATGAAATCGCCGCCGGTAAGTATATGCAATGTAAGGCCGCTGCAACAAATGCCATCCTCATTGAGCGGGTTGTAATCGCTCTTGAAGCAATTCCCATCGCTAAAATGGGTTTCTTCGCCGTGGAAGGCTTTGTGGAAGAATGTAACTGCCTTAACAGTGCAGCGTTCACTGCAGGTCAGAGCTTAAAGTGCGTGACAGCCAAGGACTATCTTATCCTTGATCATGCAACTCCGACCAACAAACAGGCTGCTATCGCCATGGAGGCCTATGCTGGGACAACCAGTGTAGAGCTTGTCAAGGCTGTTTGGCTCCTGAGTAAGCCACACGCTATCTAACCGAATCCGTGGGGACCAGGCTAACACTTGGTCCCCGCATATCCATGAAAGGATATGATCATGATGAACGAACGATTAAAACAGTTGATTATGTCAAAGCTCGATGGGCTCGGATTCCGTACTGACAATGATGCAGTTGTCAAAGTCAAGAAGGTAGCAATCAACTTCGCTGATAGTATTGCCGGTGCAGAAGTCGTAACAGATTTCGTGTTTCCCGACAAGTGCGAAGTTATCACAATCACTCTTGATGTAGTGACGAAGGAAGATTCAGCGGCTTCTGATCTTATTATCATTGGTAATGAAACCGACCCAAATGGTTTCGCTAATGCCATGGTGACAGGAACAGCTGGACTGATCAAGCCTTCCCTTGCTGATGGTGCTCTAACCGTTGGTGCGCTACTATCCGCTGACGAGGACGGTGCTGGTGCATTAGTTCCCCAGAATGACGTTACAAGTGGCGGTGAAGCACTTTGCTGGACACCAGCAGGTGCGGATTTTGCCGAACTTGCAGGGTTTATCTGGGTCATGTACATCGACCTGACATAAGGACTTGCCCCCTTCGGGGGGCATCCTGTTATGCCAGAAACCAAAAATATTGAAGAAGATCGGGCAATTCGTTGCCCTTTTGTAGTTTAAGGAAGTATTCTTATGAATTGGGAACAACTTGCACAAAACGTGATCACCCCGTTTGGGACGAACAAGAAGCAGCTCGCGCTGGAGCTCCTTAAGCAAGCTGAACTCAACTTTGCGAATAAGACAAAGTGCCTTGAGAGCGAGGGCACCCTTTGGACCGGGACGGACGTACCAACCGGGTCACTCTCCATAGATACTGAATATATGAACGCAGGGTACACTACCGTTGTTTATGATGGTGTTACTATCGCAGCCGGAGAGACCTTCGACTCGGGAGCCGTAGCCCTAGCATACTCTGTGACAGGGACAGGCAAGGTCGTCGCCGTAACTGAAGACCAGTGGGTGGTTGACCTCCCCTCTGATTATCTAGAGATTAAACACCGCCCCTCATGGAACGGCTCTAGCCTTACACTATTCGATCACAGAATGGATGTTGATTTAAGGTCAACAGTCCTAGGCACGTGGGATTCATCGACACCAGAATATTATTGGATAGAGAACGAGCAGCTTTGGCTATTCCCTGGGACAGTGACCAACGGGCGTATTGACCTGGAATATGTAGCTTATCCGACCGCAACAGCACAGGGAGGGGCCAACCCGACAATCCAGGCAAGTTACCACCTGTATCTGATTGATTACGCTAAGGCGATGCTATACGCAGATGCAGAGAAGTCGAAATCTTATGCAATCTCCATGGGCCTATATGAGCAGAACCGCAGGGATATCGAGATCCAGTTCTACCACAGTAATGAGCCCGACGTAACGAGGGTCGCAACGATAGCGGGTAATCCTACAAGACAGTCATTTAATAGGATATAAGTAATGAGTTGGAACATACTAAGGCTATTCGGTGGGTTGTTCACAAATGGTGATCAAGAGGATATCTCAGAAGACAGTCTCCTGGTCAGTAAGAATGCGCGACCAGAGCTAGGGCTTGTCAAGAAGACTTTCGGTGCGGGAGCACTGCAATTCGCTAGTTCTTCAATATGCACACTCCTTGGTGGAACCGGATTTGATGTAATCAACGTCTATACCTATATCAATAAGAACTTCACTGAGGGTTATATCTACCTGGCGGTACTCAGGGACACGTCTACTGGCGAGACCCATATCCTTAAATTTTACGGGAGCACTTCTTTTACTAAAATTTTACCTTGGGGTGGCGGAGCTTTCTATCTATCCACTGGGACTGAGTTATATGCCTTGAACGACTTGGTACCTATATCGGGGCTCTCGGTCACTGAGGGGGCCAACTCATACGATTATGCCACAGCCCTAGATGACATCTATGCCGCATCGAATAAAGCGAGTATAGGGCATGTCGTTTATAGCGGAGTCCCGTCTGGACTTGGAGTCTCCTACAATAAGGATTATGCCGGCACCGATGTGTCCGTGTCGTCAACCCTCCCAGCATACGCGACATTTAAGGCTATCGTCGGTAGTGATATTTACGACAATCTTGACCGCAGGACTGGTCAAATAACCACCTTCGACGATAATCTCTATACCATTGTACCACGGAAGGATGTCCTCGATATAGAGGATGGGGCTATCATGTATTACAACGGCTCTTGGAAAGAATATGTGGGGATAGATTTCGGATTTACGGTAGGCACCAACGATGTCTTCCAACCGCTACACCTCGCAGAGTTTAATGGCAAGTTCTATGCTGTAGTCCAGTATTACGACGCCGGTGTAGATCAGCGAATATATTTCTTCAGCAAAACGACTACTGGGCCTTGGGTCAGACTCGATTCTTTTAGTAACATAACGACCGATGATGGCTATGCTTATGCCACAGGGGTCGGGAACCTAGAGTGGGAGAACACCACAAACGTAAACTCTGCGGTATGTAATATATCTGAGTCAGATTATCTTTACATTGGGTTTACTGGCCCCCTCGCTTCTCACGGATCTGTATGGTATATAGATAAATACGATCTGGTGAATGAGGCCGCCCTGCCAGTAGCTCTTGGTAGCTTTTATGTGGAAGGCATCTCATCGATAGATGGAGGGGAGTGTCTAATCTCTGTCTATGTTTCTGCTTTGAGCGAATCGCTACTGTATAAGACAAATGGGGATCCATCGACGGTAACGACTGCTGTAACCTTACCAACGACCATCGTTGGACTCGGGAGCTCAACATATAAAAGGATCAAATTCCTAAGCGACATAACTGCCGCCGGGGTAGTCCTCACCGCAAGGGTTGCTTCTGGGGCTTGGGACATGTGGGCGGCGATACACCTTGACCTAGATTTAGGCAGAGCCACCCTAGTCAATTCTACCTTTGGCACCATTGATGCGGCTACGTCAACCGTCCTCTATGTCTCGTACTCAGATGATGAACTTGGTAGTACGTTATACTTGAATGTGGCGGAGGAAACCGCTCTCAACATATACACCAATAATATCTATAGGACATTAACATCCGGGCAGGCGGCTCTCGCGTCCATTTATGCCACCATAGCGAATACCCGCGGGGACCTAGTGACTTCGATATACGCCTACACTACATACACCGGCATCTCTGATGTTTCGCTTAACAAGCACATGGCCGAAGTAAACCTTATGTTCGGGCTGAATGATCAACAGCGTGGGAATAATATCCCACCCGTATTGTGGCGATATGCAGGACTTGGAGCGAATGAAGCCTATATCCCCTATGGTGGGACGTATGACATAGAATCTGTTTTTAGTGCATGCCTGGGATGGAGGGAACATGACTTCCTGGGGAATCCCCCAACCCTGTATCATAAAGACGCGCAAAACCCTGTCGTTATGGACGCTGGCTCAGTGAGATTCCTTCCCGGAGCAATTGGGATGGATGATTCTGATACCTATGAGGCCAAAGGGTTGTGGCTTGGGTATATTGATAGAGATTTTTATAATGGACTATACTCCCCTACCGCGGGGTTCTACGCCTACGACAAAACCCCTCTTGCGCCATACCCATACGATAACGACCCCGCAACCGGGTCGCTGACGAGTATAGGGTTCCAGGGGTTGGGAGACCCGGATGCTGATATTGATGAAAGTGACGAATACAGGTATATCAGATATTCTTTTGTGTATGATGGTATCCAGGAATCATTGCTTAGCATTGCTTATTCATCACGAGTGCCTACCGCCCCTAATCTTATCGATGTAGCTGACCTATATATGCAGCTTGCGAGTGAATCCGCCCCAGGTGTAGCGACGGAAGATGTAAGATCGAACAGTAGAATTACGGGGATGAAGCTCTATTTGATGTCCGATGGCGCGGACACGGCAAGCGCAACGCTTATCACCGAAGTTAGTTTTATTGGTCCGCTAGGCTCAGAAGACGATTATTATGGAGCAAATGGGCTGGCCGGGTACAAGTATGCGCTTATCGAGAACCCCGGATTAGCTTTTGCTGCATACGAGACAACCGTAACGAACCCCGGAGGTGCAGACGGGATACGCTTAGATGGGACAGATTACTGGTTTGCAGACAAGACAGACCTTGGCGCAGATGGGATCTTATTTGAGCTAGCGACTGACTATACCGCTTCAGAACAATTATTTAACTCACCATGGACTATAGTTAATCATGGTGCCGCAATCATAGACAGAGATGCTACAAATGGCGGGTATTGCGGGAAGAAGATGTTCTTCGATGTTATTAAGGACTTTCACCAACTCAATCCCGTAGGCCTAACCCCCGTTGGCTGGGGAAACATAGGAACATTCAGCAATGCCCTAGTCCAGTTTGTGACAGATACAGACGACCTAAAAATAACAAAAGTCTCAAAACATGTCCTATACTTCTCAGGGTATTGTATTGAGGATGGTTTTGTATATCGGATTGGGACACACCCCTATGTATTCCACACAAGGGCCTATCTAGGCCCGATCTATACGACGAACATGCACATTGTTCTTGACTTGGCGAATGCCAATGGCGCGGCTTATGCGTTACAGGGAGCAGCTTCGATAAAAGTGAATCCTGATTTCGCTAAAATAATCGGATCAAGGTGCTGGCAAGCAACTTCGGTCTTAGACCCAGGCGGAGAGAACGAAGAGCAGCTTGCATCTGTTAATTATTCCGAAGAGAACCAATTTGATATCGTCCCGGTCTCAAATCTTATCCTGATACGCGACCGCGAAGGTGGGGGCGTAACTGGGCTAGATGAGCTTTATAACCTACCCGTGGTAGCCACAAAACAAGGCATCTTCAGGATAAATTCATCACTAGGGTTTAATGAGTCAGCTCACAATATCGGGAATATCGCTAAACACGGGATGATCGCAGCCGGTGGGCGGGTGTTCGTATGCTGGGAAGACGGTGTTTATGGGCTTTCCATGAACAATCTGGCAGAGTCGGACGCTACACCGACAGAGCGGTTAAAGGTCTCACTTGCGATAGAAGACACCTACCTATCCCTTTCAAGGACCCAGAAAGAGGCGATAAGAACAGGCTTCGACCAGAGTAAGAATGAGGTAATATTCGCCCTTGGTTCCGAAGTATTTGCCTTCAACCCTGCTACAGAGCAGTGGCGGGAGATAGATTCTAATGTAGGGTTCGGCCTTATTGAACTTGACGAGAACGCCGACTTAATGGTATATGACAGTGTTTTGTCAGGTCTCCATACTTTCGCGGAGGAAGAGGCTGTCAAAATGGAGATATTCACGAAGTTTTTTAACCTTGACGATGAGATCAAGCGTGGCATTAGGTATCTGCAAGTAAGATACGACAACCCTGACGCCGCCAACGTGCTCACTCTAGAGGTTTACCTGGACGACGAGATGGTCACGCCGTCCAAGACTATAATATTGGCCCAGACCAGCGGGGTCTATCTTCTCCCATTGGCTGAGGTAAGGCAGTATGCCAACAGCTATGCGATTCGAGTCTATGAGAACGGTGTCGCCAATACGAGTGAAGTCGAGATCCACAAGATAAGTATCGAAGAGGACTTAGGATGACAAGCGCGGTAATGATAACCAGGCTTAAAAACAGGTCTGGACAACGGTGGACGAGCGCCCAATGTTTAGTTTTCCTAAATGATGCACAGGATCGCCTTATCGAGAAGCTTAATCATCTCTACTTCACCGAGATCACAGAGATCGATACTCTTACACTCACAGGCAAAACCGGGTTACTCTCAGCCCTTTCCCCAGATATTTATGATGATAGCTCAGTAATCGCTATGAGGTATGAGGATGGAGATACCCCGTTTTACACAGAGATACCATTCTCCAGGATAAAAGATACTGAGAATACGCTACTTGCGCCAACAAATGAAGACCCGATGTATTATGTATATGCAGGGTCTATCTACGCAAAACAACCTGCGTCAGCCCCAGATGTAACCGTATTCTACATAAGAGAGCCGTTAGTGATCACCGCTGCAGTGAACACAGAGCTTGACAGCTCCCTGCATGAGTTACTGGTAACAATAGCAGAGTCATTTGGATGGGTCATGGATAACCGTGGTGGAAGGGCAGCACTAGCAGTTAAGTCATATACCCGTGAGATCGAGATGATGAACGGGAGGCAGCTATGACCGTAGATGAGATGATCTTAGACCTTCAAACCAGGTTAAGTGACCCGGATGACCAGCTTATCAGCCCGACCATAAAGCTAGAGGCCCTGAACGACGCTCAATCGAGGGCAATCAATATGTTAAGCCGCGGGTCCCTCGGAGAGCTCTCGAAGATAAACACGGTCGCAGCAGCCAACCCCTATGCAATATCGAGCCTTTCAGATGCTTACGGGTCAGGGGACTCTATAACAATGATTAAATACGCGGCTTCTGACGTTTATTTTACGCCAGTCACGCTCAAGCGGATAAAGGGGCTGCAGCCAACACTCTTAGCCCCAACGGCAACAGCCCCATATTATTACATTTGGAATTCAAAACTATATATGCTACAGGGGGCAGGTGCGGTAGCATACCACATATTCTACATATCAGCACCAACGTCACTCGCCTCTGGGGTGAGCTGTATCCTTGCACCATCGTTACATGAGATCATAGTTACATTGGCTGAAGGAATATGTTGGGGCATAGGTGATAAGCCGATAAGCGCAGAAGTCGCTTTCGAGGCTGCTTATAATTCAATAGACGAAATTAACGAAGGGGTATAGCTATGGTACTAGCAACCGGAACAATAATGGCATTATCGGCACTTGCGAAAGCAGGTGGATCGATATACAACTATTATCAGAACAAAAACAATGCCCCAAGCGCATACGCTGACACAGCCCAGGGGAAACGCCTGGCAGAACAGCAGAAGAGTGGGTCCTACGCAGGTGCAGCCCGCAACGAGATTATTGGGGCCACAAATAGGGTGGCTTCGGCTAGCGCCGAGACAAATGCGGCAAATTACCGTGGGCGTATCGAGAACCTAGAATTGGGGGGGAGTATCGCAGCCCAACGTGGTTTAAATGAGATCGAGGGGAACCGGGGACGCATTGTAGCGAATGAGGCCGGGAGAGTAACGGCGCTTAACGAGCAGTCAAAGATTGCAGCCGGTGATCAACTCGCAGCCGGTACAGACCAGCGGGCGGACCAGATCCAGCAATATAACAACCAGAACAGATCACAGCTAACGAGCGGATTGGTCGATGCTGGGGTGACGGGGCTATCAGCATACGGGCAGTATCAACAAGGGAAAGAGCTTCTTGCTAACCAGCGCCAAGACGCTACAACAAAATTTGATCGAGACCTTGAATTGAACCTTACACCCGCAGAGCGGATAATGAACCAAATCCAAAGTGGGGCCCCCCCACAGCCTAATGATCTTGCCGGTTTCTCTCAGTCCACTCAAGGACAATTATCCGCGGGGCCATCTCCAGCGAGACAATACCAGGCGCAGCAGGGGAACGGATATGCAGCCAACAGCCTCCAAGATATGACTACGTGGGCCATCGATAGCCTTAACGCCGGGCCTCCATCCCCGCTGGCTATTACTCATGTACAGCAAGCCCTGAGAGATAGCGGGTTTAATATTAGCGTCGATGGCATCATGGGACCGGCGACACAAGCGGCTATAGACCAATATTTAAACAGCCAAAAACGGTAAGAGGTTATAATGCCAGCACCTAGACCACCTTCACCGGCAGACTTAATCGCCTACACCAACGCGACGGGAGAGCTTTTTACTACTGTTCATAACGATGAGCACTACTTCAAGCTAACTGGCGAACGGGTCCCATGGTATAAGGCGCCGGTCAAAAAGGCCGCGAAGCCCGAGACAGCAGTACAGCAGAACCAGCGTGAAGACGCACAGAAGAAGATCCTTGACCGCCGGAAGAAGCCCACAGAGGCCGAGAATGAGGCCGCCAGGGTCAAGGCCGAGACAGCCGCATACAAGTCTGTCAACGATCTGGAAAAGGAGCAGAGCACCTACCAGAACACCCAGAAGAAGCGGGAGCTTAAGCGCAAGGGAGAGCCCGCAAGTGATGCTATATTCAGGATGGAGGGGGATATTGGAGCGAATAAGGAAGAGATAACCCGCCTTGAGGGGGGTAAACCTGACTTTGTAGAGGATGATCGCGGAGTATTCAAGAGGGCAAAGGATAATATTGTAGGAGCGCTTACCCCTGGGGATGATGCCGCAGCGCGGGACGCAAGGCTGACCAATGAGAATAGATCTATCCAGCAGGAGCGAGACCGCATTTCCGCATCTCAAGGCGTCTTTGAGCAGGAGAATGTACTAAAATCAGATTCAACAAACACCATAGCAAGAGGGGCTGGGATTGGCTTCAAGAATATCGGTGAACTATATTTCAAACGCCAACAGGCCCAGAGCTATATGGATCAGTACGAGCAGTCAGTCATGACAAATGCAATAGGGCTAATTGAGAAGGAATTGGGGTTTAGGCCAGCCGATGATTACCTTGCAACCCCTAGAGGTCAGCAGATACTTGAAGCTGCTATGTCAAAAGTTAGCGATGGAACAGAAGCTCTTAACTACAAAAAAGCAGAGAAGCTATTATATGACACCCGCAAAGACGCTTAAACGGAATAAACAGCCAGGAGTCACGGACGGTATCCGGGAAATGATTAGCGGACTTTATGGAGAAGAAGTCTCAGACTACGGTATATTTGGTCCAGACCAGCAAGAGGTAGAACGTGACCCAGAAAGAACAGCATTCTTTTTGAAACTTTCCGATCCAAATTATACACCACAAATAGCACATGATCCAAAACAAGTAGCCCGCGACTATGCCATGTTTGAGGCCGCCAAAAAGCTTGTATCCCGCAACCAGCAGCAGCAGGAAGACGCGCTTGCAGGGGACCCGAAGGCCCAGAAGGAGATGGCAGAGCAGGAAGAACTACTCACCAAGCAGAATGATCCAACTAGGAACGAAGCGATTGCAAGCAGCAAGGACCCGGCGAAGACACTCTCAGAGATCCAGCAACTTGAGAGTAAGATTAAGGGCGAAGCCCAGGACGTACAGGAGAGGTTGAGAGCAGACTTCTATAGTAAGATTGGCCAGGAAGAAGAGGCAATCCCAGAATCAACTTTCGTAAACTCAGAGGGCCTTGAAGCGGAACCAGTAGCCAGCGCAGACCTTAATCCCGAAGAGAAGACGCAGCAGCTTGGCTTTAGGGACCGGGTTATGGAACTCGTAGATAACCCAGAGCAAGCCACTAAACTTGTGCCATTCCTTGCAGGTGGGATGGAAATCTATGAGCTTGCTGAACTCGCTGACTCAGCCTATCGGCTCAACGAGGGAACCGCAGATGAATCCGACTTCGAGAAGCTTACTAAATATATTGAACAATCAGAGCTCGATAAAGGCTTTGGGTACCAGGTTGCCGATATCCTCTTTATGCTACCATCGTTTGCCGGTGAACTTTGGCTGACAGGTGGGTTATACACGGCAGGTAAAAAGGTTGGTATAAAAACAGCTGAGCGGACCCTAAAGGGCTTACTGAAAAAGGGTGGCAAAGAATTACTCGAAAAACGCGCTGGGATATTGACAGCGAAGAAGGGCGCCGAGAGTCTAGGCAGGAGAACCGTAGCAAGAGCCGCAGATATTGGGATCAAGTCAGTCGGTGGGATTGTCGGTGGAACACTACAGACACCGGCAGCGGGAGTAACCAGGATTATAGCTGGGACCGTTGAAAAGATGCTGCCCAGGCTTGGGCTTGAAGAGAATGAGGCCGGTAAGATGGCCCCAGTCATCACAGGGGAAGGCGAGGACCTTACTGACGCACTGATAAAATCCTTTGGTGAACAGTGGGTTGAAACCGTATCAGAACATAGTGGTGGGTTATTCCAAGAATTAGCGAAACCAATCAAGGGCATTGCCTTTAAATCAGCATTTATCAAAAAGTTCCTTGAGCTCAACCCAAGTATTCCCCCAGGCAAACTTAGAACAGCCATTGAACGCGCTGGCTGGAATGGCGTTATTGGCGAAATGGGCGAAGAGCGCCTTGGCGAATTTGGCCATGGGATATTATATGAAGCAGGTCTTGGCGACCAGCCGTACCAACTCCCTACCCCAGAGCAGCTTAGTGTTGAATTTGTCGCATTCATGATCCCCGGAGCTGGTCTAGCATTAGGGTCGAAACTTGCGCCTGATAAGAAACCACCGCCACCGACCGGTCGTGATAATGTCTATGATAGATACCAGGGCCGTCAAGATATCCTCCCCCCAGGGGTCCCTGGGGATGCCAATATCGGCGCTTCACTCCCAGAAGACTATGTACCAACGCATGAAGACTTTGTACTCGCTGAAATAGCGGACAGGTTCGCCCAATCACAGGCAGATCAAGCACCCTTCCAGGAGATAACCGACGAGACCGAGGCTCCAGAAACACTTAACGACATCCAGAAGCAGCTGCATGAGCAGAATAACCAGCTTAAATCCCTGGTTACTGACAGTAAGATCGAGATTGCGAAGCTCGAAGAGGCTCTTGAGTACGAGAATGAGATCACGAATAACGAGGACGGTATTGCAGAAGTCGATACCGAGCTCAAACGCGCTATCTCAGACCTAAACGAGATCCAGTCACTCAAGGATGATGTAGTCAACAACATTACTCACAACAATTCCAGGCTTAATACAGATGAGCAAAAGCGCAAGAAGCGCGGTAAAAACAAAAAAGCTCTCCCACAGGAGCCTTCCCAAGAAGAGAGCGAACCTGCCTCAATTGAGGCAACGCAGGGTGAAGAGGGGGTCCAAGTTGCTCCGCCTGGCACCCCCGCCCCTGTTGAGGTGGAAGCAGCACCAGAAGAGACCCGGACCGAAGAGCAGCAGATATCCGATTTTGTGGATCAATACAATGAAGAGAACGGAAAAGGCGGAATCCTGGCAGCAGCCCAGAAGTTCAACACCTCCCTGGAAAAAGTTGGCGCCGCGATTGCAACTAAGTCCGGCAAAAAGACAAATATTAGCCAGATACAAAATGAAGTCGAAGCATACCCAGAAGGGCATTCAAAAAAAATATTTGAAAAACATGTCAAAGTATTGGAGACCTCAACCGACCCGCTAGAGAATCTTAACTCTGCTCATGCTATAAAACGCAGGGCCGCCAGAGAAGGGGGCACCGCTGACGATATAGTCGCCCTTGCTAACGATATTGAGACAGCGCTTAAGGATGAGGGCTATGAAGTAATAGACCTAACCGGGCGTAATTATGATGATGGCATGACGCTTGACAAGGCAGAGTTTGTCATCGATAAGGATCTTGCTGACGGAGAGCGGGTAATAACAAGAGTCTTAGCCCCGCAGATAATGAAGGACGGTAAGATTGTCCAGGGTGCTGATGTAGTCATAAGTCAAGGGGAAAGATCCCTCACCGCTGAAGAGACAGCCACGGCAAAAGCAAAAGAGCAGAAGCAAACCGCAGATGAGGACAGGATACGTGCAGAGCTTAATGCAGAAGTTCCACGTGAAACGCCTAAACAATTAAAGCGAAAGCCCAAAAAGACCTTAAAACCTAAGATTGTTGCGACAATTAAGCGCGACGGTGTAGCTTTTGAAGTATGGCGTGTTGGCAATAACCTTGAGTTACGGTCCAAGAAAAAGGATTCAAACGGAGACCCAGTACAGACGAGTTTCTACTCAGAGAAGCTATTAGAGGAATACAATAATAGATCAGCTGGTGGACGCAAGGGTGCCAAGACTGCCAGAGAGTTTAAGACCATCATCCCCAAGAGCGCATTAAGCGATATGCCAGCACTAAGCGCCGTTTTCGGTGCTAAAGTTGGGAAAGACTATAGTAATACCTTTGACGGTATTTTAATCGGGAATAAAAAGGTTTGGGAAGAAGGGGAGAATGTAGTCGCCAATTACGATGAGGCCATTATCGAGGGCTACAGAGACGCGCTCGGCTTGTCTGATGAGGTAGAGCTCAGTGTTGATGATATTATTGAGCAAGCCCAGAGAGAGGCAGAAGCCTACAGAGGCCGTGCCGGGAAGGATGAGGCGACAGCGCAGCGACTATATGAAGATCTGAGGAAACCCGGTCCTATAACAGCAGAGTATGATGATTTTGTACTGGCACAAGAAGAAGACATTAAAGCGGAAGGAATGACCGATGAAGAACTTGAGGCGCTCGGAAGGCAAGTCGAAGATTTTACAAGAGAACAGCTTGAGGCTGAAGAGGCTAACGCTGAAGTTATTGCGGCTGAGGAACAACGGGACACCAAGCCAGAGGTCAAAAGCAATCGCCCAGATGAAGAGACTGGGAATCAAGAGCAGTTAAAGGCCGAGATTGCGACTCTTGAGGCAAAGATAGCCAAGGGGACCAAATCAGTGCAGTCCGAGAGCCAGACCGGCATATTCGGATCACCCGCAGACCAAAACCAGTTATTCGACACCGGCGCCACCACGGCAGCCAGTATGGCGAAGCTGCGTGCAGAGCTTGAGGCCAAACAGGACGAGCTTACGCAACTCACTGAGGACCAGGAGATTAAAGCCGAAGTAGAAGCAGGGAAGTCTACGGCAGAGCTTGAATTGAAATCTGCACAAACGAGTAAAACTGTAGATTCGCCAAAAGTACCGGTTGTTAAAAAACAAGAGGTTACGGGAAAAGAATCTGCACAAACGAGAAAACAACTCAAGAAACCAGCGCCAGCACCCAAGAAGCTACTAAAGCCATTAGCGCCACCAGAGCCAGAGCTCAAGAAACCCGAGCCCAAGCCAGCGAAGAAGCTTGAGAAGAAACCTGAATGGACACGAGAGAAAGTCATTGCTGCACTGAAAGCCGATAAGCCTATACCAGAAGCCGTACTAGCTAAGTATCCTAACCTTGTAGCGCAAAAGCAATACAGGGATGATATAGCCCGCACAAAAACCGAGATGGAAGACAAGCAGGCATACATAAATAATCTTAAGAAAGAGCTTCCAAGAGCACTTAGGGAAGTTGAGCACGAGGTTCGTATTGAGGCTATAAATGATGCCATAACAATTGCTAACAACCAAGAACCAAACAACACGTACAAACCAGACGATGTTGCAGATCTACATACTGATTTTGTCCAGGCTACTTTAGAGTATACAGCGTTAAAGGACAATCTTAAGACGCTCAGTGAACGCCAGCGGTTATTGACCGTCCAAGGAAAGAGGCTAGAGAAGGCACCGCCATTAAAGCTTGAGACAGAAGGAGTTAAACCGATTTCCGATCTGGGCGATAAGATTGGTGGAGCCCGCAAAGACTTATCCGGGGGAAGATCACTTAAAAAAGGCAAGGGGACTCCAAAACCGACTGGCTGGCGAGCAAGATATAATTTATCTCAGATAGCCGCAGAGTTTAGTATTTCAGGCGGGATAACCAGAGAGAGCCCCAACGCTGGTAAGTTTGCCATATTTGATAAACGGAAGAAGCGGACGACATGGAGCGGGATCCCAAGACCAATAGGCAACAAGTATTTCGAGACAGAGGCCGAGGCCCTGGAGATGATGCCATTGCTGGCCGTTGCCGAGAAGCACCGGGTATATAGCGTCGGTGATAAATTCACAATCTACAGATCAATATCAGACCGTAAGCGTGTCCGGGTCTTAAAGCAGGAGTTTGACACCAGGGAAGCCGCCATGAAGTACATGGTTACTCATGCGGAAGAGATACTTGATACCAAGCTAACCTTTGGCGAAGAGGTCCTGCCGCGTCCAGATGTTGTTTTCAGGAACGGTGAAGCCCGTCGCAAGGGTAACGTCACCGGCGAATCATTCATGGATACTTTTGGGTTCCGTGGTGTAGAGTTTGGCAACTGGGTCACAAAGACAGAAGAGCGCCAGGAGGTGATGAATCATGCCTTTGATGCACTTCTAGATATGGCCGAAGTCCTGGGAATCCCAGCGAAAGCAGTCTCACTTAATGGTGACCTAGCACTAGCATTCGGAGCCAGGGGGCAGGGGCTAAGTGGTGCCGCAGCTCATTATGAGCCGACATTCGCAGTAATTAACCTCACGAAGATGGCTGGCGCAGGGCACTTGGCTCATGAGTGGTTTCATGCACTTGATCATTATGTAGGCCGCCTAGATACTAAAGCCGGTGGTAAGAAGGCCGGAGCCGAACCTGGGAAGCCTATTTTTGAAGGTAAGTCAGATAGAGATATATTTGCGACTCACGGCTTCCAGTATGCGAGCAGATCAAAAGCCCGTCCTGAGTTAAGAGAGGCTTTTGATGAGTTTGTTAAGACCATGTTCACAAAAGGGAAGCAATACGTTGAGGATACCGAGAAAGCAGACAAGTTCCTTTCGGCAGCCAGAGAGGGCCTTGAGGATAATCTACAGGCAATCAGAAATTATATAAGCGTACAGCGCGAATCAACATACTATAAGCGCAATAACGCGCCCGCTACACCAGACCAGCTAGCCGAATTTGACAAGATAGCCAAACTGCTCATTGATGGGGAAGGCCTCGAAACTGAGTGGATGGCGATTGAAGGCAGCCGGAAACGCTCCGGCGGAAGGCATTCAAACCAGGCGCTTGAACAACTGAGTAAGATTTTTAAAGCCGTTCGCGGTCGGTCTGGTGTTTCAACCGGTAACGGTGATAATACCATAGGTCGATTGAGGGGCCCGATGCAAGCCTACCAGCAGCGAATAAAGATTATGAAAGATGCCGAGGGCGGGAAGAAGAAGCTCAGACGTGTACCAACAGATTTCAGGAAACAAGCCACGGCAGCAGACCAGGCCAAATCAAAAGCATACTGGGCAACCGAGCACGAGATGGGAGCAAGAGCTTTTGCTGCCTATATCGAAGACAAATTAGCTGAGAAAGAGAATGTAAACGACTTCCTGACGTATCATGCTCATGGTGCTGTGATCGTACCGATGTACCCAGAAGGCTTCTTTAGACCATACCCAGAGGGACAGGAGCGCAAAGATATTAACTCTGCCCTTGAAAAGATGTTCGATACCATTGAGACAAAAGAATCCGAAGATGGGGTAGAGATGTTCCAGGTGGGATCATCGATGGAGAGATCTACCCCTGAGTGGACTGAATCAGCCATTGCTATCATGCAGGGCGTATTTTCAGGTGCGAAGGTGGTAAGCAATCGTAGAGGATGGATGGCAGCCACAGCGAGACTTGGCAAGAATCCTCAATCAGCCTTTGGCTTCTGGGACCCAAAGACAAACACTGTTTACATAAACCCAGACAAATCAAATAAAGATACTGTATTCCATGAGTTTACCCACCCTGTTATCGAGCAGATGAGGCTACAAGACCCGGCGCTATACGCGAAGGGCATGGAGTTAATTGCTGGGTCTGGGTATGTCAAATACGCTACCGCCCAGGGGTACAAAAACCCAATGAATGAGGCACTTGTTCAGGCTATTGGAGAGAAGGGCGCTTCAATCCAGGACCAGGTACAGCGCAATAAGTTTATCGCATGGGTAGAAGAGTTGTGGCACAAGGTCAAGACGCAGATGAAAGAGACCTTCGGCCTAGATATGGCGCTAGATGATTTCGTTAATAATGTCGCATACGGCATGAGGAATGGCGCAATCCAGGTGAAAGCGCAGAACCCCGTACCTATGGGTGCCAATGTAGTCGCATCTGAGTATCCCAAGAAGATAGAGCGAGAACGCGCAACATATATATCCGAAGACATGAATAACTCGGTCGGTGGGATCCAGATCGGGATGGACTTCTCGGAAGATGTTAAGCCGATTGAAGATTATAAGGTTAAGGTCAAACTCGTACCGACAGGCACGTTTAAAACAGGCGTTAAAAAGGTAAATTCCATTGAAAGCCTTGGGAGGGTAGCCCAGGATATTATCGGAGGAAGAGCTCAGGAGAATGTGGTCGCGGTCGTCCTGGACGGTAACGACAACATACTAAAGGTCGTAAAACACTCTATTGGTGGGAAAA